ATTTACCCACGCGAAAGTAACAGAGAGGGAACGCATTACCGAATCGTCAATTATTCCTTCTACCAGCGCAATCCTAACGCAGAGGCAATAAACGAAGAGAACTTAGGTAACAGTAAAGAAACAGTCATAACCCCTGCTCAAATAGGCGATGTACATAGCGAAACCCTTCTAGAGGTAACGCAACAGAAACAGTCGGGAAACAGTCAGGTAACAGTCACTGGCTCTAAACAAGAATGTATTAAGAATGATCTAAGAATGATTAAGAAAGATAATGTCTATGTCTTGTCTGAAGATGAGAAGCAATTTTTCGATGTGCTATCACAAATAGAAAACTACCCCCTTGACCGCAAGAAGGATCTGGAGATGTATCAGTCTCTTGCCGAGCGCTACCCTGAGTTGGATCTTATTGAGGCTATCGAAGAGTGGCGCATCTACAAATTGGATCATCCTCTTGAAAAATCGAGTAACCCCAGGAGCCAAATTAGCAACTCGTTCAAAAAGTACTTGCAATGGGGGAAGTGTCTGAAAGGAGATAACTATGCAACAAGTTGGAGAGATACTAAAACATCAGGCAAATATGATCATCTCGTCGTCCGAGACCCAGAAATGCCCTGAGTGCGGGCGACCCCTTGAGGTGGTAGAGATGGCAGTGGCTAGTCGCACCTACCACATCACTCGGCCTTGCTCTTGCCAGGTGGATAAGCGGCAAGCAGAAGAGGAAGAGCGCAAGAAACGAGAAAGGCAGCGTTTGACAGATCGCCTTTTCGCTGTGGCTGAGTTGGGCCCGCGCTTCCAGGAATGCACTTTTGAAACTTGGATCCAAAAGCCAGGTAGTGCAAAAGCCTATGCAGAGATAAGGCGGTACGCCGAAGAGTTCGAGCAAAACACTGGAGATGGATTACTTGTTTTCGGCGTACCAGGCAACGGCAAGTCACACCTCGCTGCTGCCGTGGTCAATTATCTCATACCCCGGGGTTTTTCGTGCATCTTTCGATCATCGCCGGCTCTCTTGAAGCAACTGCAAAACAGCTATGGTTCGGCAAGCCGGTACTCAGAAAGCGACATTCTAAATGTTTTAGAAAAGGCTGACCTTTTGGTGCTCGACGACCTCGGCGCAGAGCAAAGCCGGGTAGACGGCGGAAAGTACATGATGACGCCTTGGGCCGAGACCATGCTATACCACATCATAGACAGTCGCTACCGTTGGAAGCGGCCAATCATAGTGACTACGAACTGTAGTATCGAGGAGCTTGAAGCGCGCATTGGCGAGCGCACCTTTGACCGGATATTGGAGATGTGTCTTTTGGTGGAGAATTCTGCCGTCTCTTACCGTAGAGAGCAGGCTGAAAAACGCATGAGGGGGTTTAGGTGATGCAAGCGGAGATCAAACTCACAATACCCGGTAAACCTTTAGGCAAGCAAAGGCCGCGCGTGACGCAGACAGGTGTAACGTATACGCCAGAAAAGACCGTAAACTACGAAACACTTGTAAAGCAACTGTACATACAGAAATATTGTCAGCAACAACTCGAAGGCCCTATCAAAGCAACCATTACCGCGTACATGTATATCCCGAAAAGCGCATCTAAGAAGCGTAAAGCTGGGATGTTGACAAATGAGATAAGGCCCTGCAAGACGCCTGATTGGGACAACATCGGCAAAATCATCACCGACGCGCTTAATGGCTTAGCCTACAAGGACGACAAGCAAATCGTCGATGCGCGGGTGATTAAACTTTACGGAGACAAGCCCAGGGTCGAGGTTGTGCTGGAAGAGATCGGCGACCAGAAGGAGTGAGCCAAGCCGTGACAGCCGTAGCCAATACGTGCCTGACCGAATACGAAGAACTAGAGGTATCGCCGAACCCGAAAAAAACCATACTGCGCGATCTGGACGCATACGACAAAATCATTGTGTGTACTAGCGGAGGTAAGGACAGCACTGCCTGTGTGCTATATCTTCTGGATCTCGGCGTGTCGCCGGAGAGAGTCATCTTGTGGCACCAGGACATCGACGGCGGAGTACCGTTCATGGATTGGCCCGTCACTCGTCCGTATGTTGAGGCGTTCGCCAAGGCTCTGGGGCTACATCTGGAGTTCCAATGGCGAGAGCAAGGTTTTTGGGGAGAGCTCATGCGGGAGAATCGCCGCACCAACGACGTGCAATATGAGATGAATGGCGAAGTCATCACACTACCCACTCGCGGCGGTAGATACAGCACCAGGCGCAAATTCCCCGCCAAAGCAGCAAGCCTGACAACCCGATGGTGTACTGCCTACTTGAAAATCGATGTTATGAGGCGCGTTCTTAACAATCATCCCGATTTTCAGGAAGGTAAGTATTTGGTGATCACCGGTGAACGGAGAGAAGAATCTGCAAACCGGGCTAAATACCTGAACGTTGAGGAACACCCTTGCTCAACGAAGAAGCGAGAGGTTACCTGGTGGCGGCCAGTGATTGAGTGGACTGAACAGGACATATGGGATATTATCGAAAAACACAGAGTATTCCCACACCCCGCCTACTGGCTGGGCTTCTCCCGAACGTCCTGCTTCGGTTGTATATTCTGCACGGCTGATCAGTGGGCGACGCTGCGAGAAATTTCTCCCGAAAAATTCAACCAACTGGTAAGGCTAGAGCAAGAACTCAACCATACCATCGATACCAATCTTACCCTCACTAATCTGGCAGACAAAGGAAGATCACATATACCTCGAAATATTCACGCAAAGAAATGGATGCAAATGGCCCTTTGCCGAAAATTCACGCCAGAGGATATCTTTACAGAAACATGGGATCTGCCTTGTGGAGCTTTCACCGGCGCCGCAGGCGGTCCGGTATGAGATGCGGCCGTATGTTGCGGATTACTGATGCATGAGGGGGTGTCTGGGTATGCGAGATAACAGAAGATACGAACGAGAAGTACTACGGTATGTTGAAACTGAATTATACGCTTATCCCTGGATTGAGAAAGAGATTGAAGTCTTGAGGAGTGAGATTCTCGATTCGTCTCCCGAGAGGGCAGAGGTGCCTAGCAAGAGCCTTGGGGATCCCACATTCTCCAAAACAGTGAAACTCCTTTCTTCAAAACGCCTAAAGAAGTTGACGGAAAACTACGAGGCAATCACACGGGTGCTGAACGTTCTGCCACCGGAACAATTGGAGTTTGTCAGGTTGAAGTATTGGCAACGAGAGTACACCGACTATGGAATATGGCAGAGGTTGCACATCTCAAGACGCACGTACTACCGCTGGCGAGAGCAGATTCTCTGGGCCATAGCGGTAGAACTCGGCTTGTTATAAAGATGGCACAAAGATGGCACTTTCGAGGGTATGAATCGTGCTATGCTGTTATCGGTGAAGAATATCAAGGAAGAATATCAAGCGCCTCGGCCTGTTCGGAGCGCTTTTAATTTTAGGCGGCATAGGGGCAACAATATGGGTGCGCCGCCGGGCGCAGCGATGCGCCTCCCGACTGCCCCTCGAAGAGAGGGGATACGCATGGCTCGTAGGCCATTTAAGCCCTGTGCTTACCCGGGTTGCTCCGAGTTGGTATCGGAGGGCAGATACTGTCCCAAACACCAGCACAAAGAAAAAGAGCAGATGGCGGAGAGGCATCGATACTACGACACACACCAAAGAGATGAGCGGGCCGATAGGTTTTATAAGTCCAAAGCATGGGTTGCCACTAGGCAAGCTGTATTGACTCGCGACCTGTGGTTGTGCCAGGACTGCAAGGCGCAAGGGAGATTGACTCCTGCTAACCACGTCCATCACATCGTGGAACTAAGGGACGACTGGAGCAAGCGGCTGCACATGGACAACTTGATCAGCTTGTGCGCCAGTTGTCATAGTCAGCGGCATACAGGGCACTATGAGGGGGTAGGGGGTGGTCAATAATTTTAAAAGAAGGCATCTATGACCACGCGCCCAGGCTTCCGTGTACAAAATCCCCTAAATGAATATTTCTAGGAGGTGAGAAGGTGGCAAGACCGAGACAACCAGTTGATTTACTTTTAGTCAAAGGAAAAAAGAACTTAACTAAAAAAGAGATTGCCGAGAGGAGGGCGCAAGAGGTCAAGGCGCCTGCCGACAACATTGAAGCACCTTCTTACTTGCCGGATAAGCTCAAAAAAGAATTTGACCGATTAGCTCAAGAAATGATGGATATTGGGATTATGTCTAACCTGGATTGCGAGGCATTAGCTCGGTTTGTCATGTCTGAATATAACTACCAGCGGGTTTCTAAACGAATACTCCGTGTCGGAGTAGAAAATCCCGCGTTTCGGGATCTGATTCTGCACCAAGAGAAGTTGTTTAGAATGGCTAGGCAGGCCGCAAGTGATCTTGGCCTCACGATATCTTCCAGGTGTAAGTTGGTAGTGCCGAAGAAAGAAGAACCAAAGGAGGAAGCTCCGTTCGATCGGATGTTTGGCAATGTATGATCCTTACCCCTTAGATTATCCGATCCTGGATGAATTAGTTGGATATAGTGAGGCAGTGCTAGAAGGTAGAATAGTTGCTTGCCAAAAACACAAGTGGGCCTGTCAACGGTTTTTAAGAGACTTAGGCAAGCAAGGCACAGATGATTTCCCTTACATTTTTAATGAAGTAAAGGCTCTGCACTTCTTGAACTGGATGATGTTGTTTAAGCACACGAAAGGTCCGCTAGCAGGCACTCGCAAAATACCTGAGCCCATAGAAAAGTTTGTGTTCGGCAATATTTATGGCTGGGTGTATGCAGACACAGGTTATCGCAGGTTTAGACAGGCATATTGGCAAGTAGGCAGGAAGAACGCTAAATCTCAGGATCTTGCCATCGTCGGTCTTTATGAGATGTCAGCTATGGGGGAGCCAAGCGCTGAAGTGTACGTGGCAGCTACCAAGCGCGACCAGACTAAGTACGTTTGGGAAGAGGCAGATGCAATTTACCGCCGGTGCGAGGATCTAGCCGATAAGTTCAAGACTTCCTATGGCGTGATCCGGCACTTAAAAAGCAACTCAACTTTTTCGCGTTTGAGCCAAGAAGATAGAAAAAAAGGCGATGGTGGAAACCCTCAATGCGGCATTTTAGATGAGTACCATGCACATGAAACGGATGAGTATTATGACTTGCTTACTTCCGGTATGAAAAACAGGGTTCAGCCGCTTTTGATTATCATAACCACTGCCGGTTTTGATTTGAGTAATCCATGTTATCGAGACGAATATGACTATATATCTAAGATCTTAAATCCGGATATACCTATCGAAAACGATAGGTATTTTGCCATGGTAAACGAACTGGATAAGGACAAGGAAGGCAATCTCATAGACGACATAAGAGATGAATCTTGCTGGTTAAAAGCTAATCCGATATTAGCTAAAACCCAGGAAGGGCTTACAGCGATTCGCGCTGAGCTCCAAGTGGCTTTAGACAAACCGGCAAAAATGAGAGACTTTCTCACAAAAACGATGAATGTTTGGGTGAACCAACGGGAACAAGGATATATGGACATGACTAAATGGAAGCTGTGCGGCCGGGATGATTTTGACTATTCAATCCTTGAAGGTAAAGAGTGTATAGTTGGTGTCGATCTTGCAGCGAAGATTGACCTATGTTCAGTTGCCTTTGAGTTTAAAACAGACGACAAATACGTTATCCTGGGGCACTCTTTTATGCCTGAGGATACATTACAACGAAAGATGAGGACAGATAAAGTACCTTACGATTTGTGGGCTAAACAGAGATGGATAACTGCTACACCTGGCGCTGTAGTTGACTATGACTTTATAAAAGCACACATAAAAGAGTTTGAAAATGAGCACAATTGCACAGTAAAAGAATTATGCTGTGATCCCTGGAACGCTACGCAATTTATGAACGATATGACGGACGAAGGTTATGTGGCGGTAGAGATACGCCAGGGCGTTAAGACGCTTGGCGGACCTACAAAAGATTTTCGTGATCAAGTCTATTCGGGCAACGTGCTACATGACAATAACCCCGTTTTAACCTGGGCTATTAGTAATGCAGTTACAAAGATGGACCCTAATGAAAACATTATGTTGGATAAGGCGAAGTCTACAGAGCGCATCGATCCAATAGCATCCGTCATTAACGCCCACGTTCGGGCCATGGTGATGGACGTTCAAAACGGCATAGATATCAACCGATATGCCGACCCGGATTTTCTCGACAAACTATGGAGGTGATCGCATCAAGAAATTCCTGTTTGATTATATCGAAGACGTTTTAATCTTTAGCGGCCTCGTCTGCATAGTGGGGGCCACTTTTACTTGGTGTGCGTTGGCCGGCTTTTACGTGCTGGGGGTTGTCCTGTTTGGCTTGGGGTGTTGGTTTGCGAAGTATCCTCCCAGGCGGAGGGGGTGATTAGTTGATATTCAGACGCAGTATACGCAGCGAAGCAATCAGTCTAGGGGCGAACGATCCAGCTCTGTTAGAGCTACTAGGTATTAACGTCGAGGAGGTTAATATTCGGGGCAAGAATGGGTTAAAAGAAGCCACGGTATACGCCTGCATCAGGATCCTTAGCGAGGCTATCGCTAAGCTGCCACTTAAGGTTTACAAAGAGGACGGTGGGACCAAGAAGGCCACTGAACACTACTTATACAGTTTACTGAAATATCGCCCCAATCCCTACATGAGCAGCAGCGACTTCTTCCGGTGCGTAGAAGTGCAGCGCAACCTGTATGGCAACGCCTATGTTAATATTGAGTTTATAAAACGAGGACCAGACAAGGGCAAGATCAAGGCATTATGGCCACTCGATTCCGCAAAAGTGACGGTTTACATCGATGACAAAGGCCTTTTTGATTCTAAAAACCGTATGTGGTATGTGGTGCACATAAACGGCGAAGAGCGAAAGCTACAGCCGGAAGAAATATTACACTTCAAGGGACTTACTACCGACGGACTGGTAGGCGTGGCGCCACTCGACGTATTAAAACTGACAATCGAAAACGCTGCATCCGGCACAACATATATCAACAACTTCTTCAAGCAGGGCCTTCAAACTAAGGGCATCGTGCAGTATGTAGGCGACCTCAATCCCGAAGCAGAAAAGGCCTTTCGAGATAAGTTTGAGCAGATGTCAAGTGGTCTAAAAAACGCCCATAGAATCAGTTTATTGCCGATTGGGTATAAGTTTGAGCCGATCTCGTTGACCCTAACCGATGCTCAATTTCTAGAGAACACACAGCTTACCATCAGGCAGATAGCGGCCGCCTTTGGTGTGAAAATGCACCAGCTGAACGATTTGGAGCGAGCTACCCACACCAACATCAGCGAACAACAGCGGCAGTTTTATATTGATACGCTGATGGCCATACTGACATCTTACGAACAGGAACTAACATATAAACTTCTCATGGATTCAGAGCTGCAAGAAGGCTACTATTGTAAGTTTACGGTCGACGCCCTGACTAGAGCTGACATAAAGACCCGTTACGAAGCGTACCGGACTGGCATTAGTGCCGGCTTCTTAACGCCCAACGAAGTCCGGGCCTGGGAAGAGCTACCGCCGGCAGAAGGCGGGGATCAGTTGTTAGTCAATGGTAACGTGGTACCGATCGAGGATGCGGGGGCAGCGTACAGAGACAAGAAGGGTGGTGGTGGGGATTAAGAAGTTTTGGAGTTTCAAGGCCAAGGACGAGAAAACCAGTGAGCTTTTGCTATATGGCGAGATCGCAAGCTCCACCTGGTGGGGCGACGAGGTTACACCGAAGCAGTTCAAAGAGGATCTAGATGCTCTAGGGGATATTGAAACACTTAACGTGTTTATCAATTCCCCGGGCGGGGACGTTTTCGCTGGCCAAGCGATTTACAGCATACTCAAGAGGCATAAAGCGAAAGTAAATGTTTACGTCGACGGCATTGCAGCTAGTATTGCATCGCTCATTGTTATGGCCGGTGATAAGGTAATTATGCCCGAGAATGCCATGATGATGGTGCACAATCCTTGGACTATAGCCGTTGGCAACGCCGAAGAATTTAGAAAAATAGCTGATGATATGGACAAGATCAGGGATAGCATGATCGTGGCCTACGAGAACCGGTCGGCTCTTATGAAAGAAGAGATCGTAGAGTTGCTAGACGCCGAGACCTGGCTTAGTGCCGAGGACTGCAAAGAATACGGCTTTTGTGACGAAATCGAGGAAGCGAAGGAGGTAGCAGCCAGCCTAGACGAAAAATACTTTGCCCGATACAAAAACGCTCCGAAGAAACTCCGGGAGCCAAGGACAAAAGGGGTGGAAGATGAAGAGTTACGAAAAAGAAAACTGGCGATCGAACTAGAGCTGCTATAGCTCTGATTTTATTTAGAAGGGAGTCAAATAACCATGAATAAGAAACTTAGAGAATTATACGCTCAGTTGGAAACTACGAAAGGTGAAGTCCGGGCCCTCTTAGGCGAGGACAAGGTAGCCGAAGCTGAGAAGAAGATGGAAGACGTCAAGGCGTTGCAGAAGAAAATTGATTTGGAAAAGCAACTGACTGCTTTGGAAGGCGATCTACCAGATGGCAGCCCGGTAGCTCCTGCAGCTAGAGCAGATCGAACTGATGCCGAGCTGGAAGCTGAATACAAGCGGGTTTTCATGAAGGGCTTGCGCCGGCAACGGATCACTTCAGATGATGCAAGTATTATTGGTGAGTATCAGGCAGCCATGCACGAGGGCGGGGTCACTGATGTTGATGGAGATGTCGGTATTATTGTTCCTCAGGACACTCAAACCCGTATTAATGAATTGATGAGGACCCTAAACGACTTGTCCCAACATATCCGAGTAGAGATAGTCAACACCTTATCCGGCTCCAGAGTATTAGAAAGCGACGAAGATATGGTTCCTTTTGCAGTCGTTGACGAATACGGAGAAATTGAAGAAACGGATAATCCCAAATTTACTCCAATAGCCTATAATCTAGTGAAACGTGCAGGGTTTTTGCCACTTACCAATGAGCTCTTAAAAGACACTGACCAAAATATTTTAGGATATGTAGAAAACTGGATTGCTAAAAAGCACGTAGCAACTAAAAACAGCTTAATTTTGGCGGTGTTAAACAGTCTAACCAAGAAGGATCTTGCAGACATCAAGGCTATCAAAAAGGTGCTTAACGTAGATTTAGACCCTGCTATTAGTCTATCCAGCAAGATTATAACCAACCAAGATGGGTTCCAGTGGCTGGACGAGCAGGAAGATGCCAACAACAGACCTCTATTGCAAGATGACATTACCCAGCCTGGCAAAAAGTTATTCAAAGGCAGGCCTATCGTGGTTGTATCAAATAGGGTATTGCCTTCCACCGGGACCACCACGGTTAAGGCACCGTTTATTGTCGGCAACTTCAAGGAACTAATGGTGCTGTTTACTCGTGGGGTATACGAATTGGCTTCTACTACTACTGGCGGAGATGCCTGGCGCCGTGACGCTACCGAGCTTAGGATCATCACAAGAGATGACTGTGTAAAGTGGGATAGTGAAGCAGCGGTATATGGTCAAATCACAATTTCTTCAGGTGCGTAAGGGGCGGGTTTCTCGCCTTTCCCCACAGGGGAGTGATTAGATGATTATTACAATTGATGAGGCCAAGCTGTGGTGCCGTATTGAGCCAGAAGTAACAGAAGAGGACGCGCTGTTACACGCGCTAATTAATGCAGCCGAGCAGTACCTCTACAACGCTACCGGCGTTACCTTCGATAGCACCAACGAGCTGGCTAAGCTATTTTGTATGGTGCTTGTCACTGATTGGTACGAAAATCGGGAATTGGTTGGCAAAGCGAGCGAAGCTGTGCGCTACACGTTGCAGAGTATCTTGGCGCAGTTGCAATACTGCTATGAACCGACGGAGGAGGTGTCGCTATGAACCCTGGCAGATTAAGACATAGAATTACTTTCATGCATCTTGTGAAAGACGAGGACGAGGTCGGCGACACCGTCCTCGTCGAGGAGCCCTGGAAAACTGTTTGGGCATCTGTTGAGCCGTTGAAAGGCTGGGAGCACTATGAGGCTCGCAAAATAGAATCCAAAGCAACGCATAAAATCATAATCCGATACCTTCCAGATGTTACTCCTGACATGAAAATAGAGTTTAAGGGGCGCATTTTTGAGATCGAGGGCCCTCCCATAAATCCGGAGGAGCGAAACGAGTATCTGGAAATTAGCGCAGTGGAGGTGGCATAAATGGGAAGGATGGCCGTGGAAATCGGGGACATATCTGTAGCGTTTAAGTTGACGCTTGATTTTGACATAGAAACTACAATAAATGATATGCCAACAATTATGGAAGGATTTACACAGGGCCTGAAAAGCATAGAAAGTGCAATGGCGGGCAAAAAGGGGCGAGTCAAAGTCGAGGCAACTATAGGCGAGGTAGTAGTCACTGTTGCTTCGTGCCCCAAAGAAAAGGTGGTAGCCAGTGGCTGAGTTCAGATTAGAGGGCGCTGAAGGGTTCCGGGAGAAGCTCGGACTAATCAAAAGAAAAGCGCCAGACCGGATAATGGACAAGCTGGACGATACAGGTAAGGAATTCGTCAAGCGGGCCCGCGCCAATACTCCGAAGGTAAGCGGCAACCTGCGCAAAGGCTACATGGCCTTGCCGGTAGAGAAGATCGCTGGTGGCTACCAAAAGGGCATTACGAATAAAGCGCCTCATTTCCACCTTGTAGAGCGCGGGCACCGGAAGGTGTCACGCACCGGCCAGGAGATAGGCTGGACGGAAGGCAAGTTTTATCTCGAGCGAACGGTTAAAGAGAACGAAGAAGAAATAGCTGAGGACTTGGACAAGTGGCTTGACGAGCTATATAAAGAGCTGCTGTAGGCGGTGATGCAATGGTAAAGCTAACAGACCTAAAGCGAGCCATTAATGATGTGCTGAAAACCAATTTTCCAGACCACGAACGATATGCAGATGAGATAAAGGAAGGTTTTGAGAGGCCTTGTTTTTTCGTTCAGCTGTTCCCGATCACCTTTGACTACGACACAACCAACTACGCATCAAACAAATTAATGATTGCCATAAACTACTTTTCGGAAAAGCAGACACAGCTTGAGAATTTGAAGATGCACGACGCACTAAAAGAAGCCTTTGGGAAATCGTTAAAAGTTAATGGCAGGTATCTACACTTGCAACATATACGTTCCGATGAAGCGGATGGCGTGTTGCAGTTTAAGTTTGATCTGAACTACCTAGCGGGTATCGAGAAAGACCTGGCGGGTTACGAGACAATGACAGAGCTGATTTTGAGTAAGGAGGAATAAAATATGGGGCTTCCCAAGATTGAGATAATTTTCAAGAGCCTTGCGGCAAGCGCAATTAAGCGCGGCGAGCGCGGAACCGTTGCGCTAGTGCTGCAAGACACAATACCCCTTGAGAATCCAATTGTTATGTATGGAGTGAACGAGATCCCGGAGAACCTAACAAATGCCAACAAAGAACAAATCCTGCTGGCTTTTAAGGGCGGCGTAAACCCCCCACGGAAGGTTGTTGCTTATATCGTCGCTCAGGGGACGGAGATGGACCCGGTGGACTATACGGAAGCCATGACTTATCTGGAGACCGTACTTTGGGACTACTTAGCGGTGCCAGGCATTAGTGACCTCGACGGTGACATGATAGCTACTTGGGTTAAAGGCTTGCGCGACAACAAGGATATGGGCGTCAAAGCCGTACTACCTAACTGCGACGCGGATCATGAGGGCGTAATTAACTTTGCGACCGACGACATTAAGGCGGGTGACAGAACATATACAGCAGCGGAATATTGCGCTAGGATTGCGGGGATGGCAGCTGGCTGTCCACTTACGATGTCTCTGACCTACCAGGTGTTGCCTGAGGTTGACGATGTGCCGCATCTCACGACAGAGGAATTTGACGCTGCCATCGATGCTGGCAAGCTGGTGCTTATGCACGATGGCGAGAAAGTGAAGATTGCCCGGGGCGTAAACTCGCTTACGACTGTTACGGCCGACAAAGGCGAGGACTGGAAGAAGATCCTCATAGTCGACAAGATGGACCTTTGGAAAGACGATGTTAAGCGGACTATAGCCGACAGTTATTTAGGCAAGCGACCCAACACGTATGACAACAAGATGCTCTTGATTGCTGCTATTCAGGCATACAACGACGAGTGGGAGCTTGAGGGCTTGTTGGACGGATCGTCTCCTGATTATAACCGGGTAGGCATTGACCTTGAGCGGCAGACAGCTTTTCTGAAAGGCCTCGGCGAACCAGTAGATGACATGGATGAGCAAGAGATAAAGATGGCAAATACCAAAGACAAGGTGTTTATTGCAACTAATCTGAAATTCGTTGACGCGATGGAAGACTTTGTTGTCAGCGTAGATATGTGAGGAGGCTGGTAGAAAAATGAAGCCTGAAAACGTTATAAATGGAACCTTTGGCGAGGTTTGGCTTGACGGTGACTACTTGGCTGAGGTCAAGAAGTTTAGTGCGACCGTAGAAGGGGAGTTCGAGGATATCAAGCTGCCTCGAAAGTTAGGCAAATACAAAAAGATGATTGGCTATGAAGGAAAAGGCGAGGTGGAGTTCTACCACGCTACTTCTCGCATGATGGCCCGGATCTCAGAGGACCTTCAGAATGGCAAACAAACGGAGGTTTCAATAATTTCTAATCTGGCTGATCCGGATGCACTAGGATACGAGCGAGTTCTGATTAAAGACGCTGTTTTGGCCAGCTTAACACTTGCGGATTGGGAGGCAGCCAAAATAGGTGAGAGGACTGTCCCCTTCACATTTACTGAGTGGCAATTTCTAGACGAAATTAGGTAGGAGGTGCCTTATGAATACAGTTGAAAAACTACTAAAGATGGATGCGGGCAAACTTAAGATGCCCGAGAGAGATGTAATCATGAACCTGGGTAAGATGAATGGCGAGGAATTCGTTTTTCGGTGCAGGGCCATTGACCCTGAGTTTGTGGCGGAGTTGCAGGAGGAGTCTCTGGAGCTAGGCGAGGGGGGCATAGAAAAGATTAGGATGTATAACCAAAAAGTCTTATCTATTATCGAGGGCTGCCCTGATGTGTTCAAGAACAACGATGTAATGCAGCACTTCGGGGCCCCAACGCCTAAGGAGTTGGTTAAGAAACTACTCTTGTCTGGCGAGATTGACGAGTTGTATAGCGAGATAAGCAATCTAAACGGATACGATAGGAAGAAGAAGGATGAAGTAAAAAACTAATCGACACCGACGGCGAGACGCAACTAGCGTACTTGCTTTTTCGTTATAAAGGCATGATGCCGTCGGATTTTTACTCGAGAAAGCCCGGAGAGAAAATAGTTCTCAGGGCTTTTATGGAAAAGGAAATGGAAGAGCGGAAAGAAGCCATCGATACGTTAAGCAATATTGGGTAAGCCCCCTTTATGGTACAATAGCAGCAAAAGGAGAGAGAGGGAGGTTTATCCATGGCGATATTTAAGAGCAGGGAAGAGCGGCAGAGGGAAAGGCAAGAACATGAAGCAAATCTGCTGAGCGAATTCCTGAAAACCAGAAATCTGGAGGAGTTAACTGAGGACGACAAGAGGTTTGTTGGCCTAATCCAAGACGGTTTAGAATCTGTAACAATGTACTCAACACGAGGCTCTGAAGCCGAGGTAGCGCAAACCGAGATAATGATGGCCCTAACAGAACAGAACTGGCTAATAATAAAACTCCTGAACGACATCAGCCAAAAACTAGATAGATAGATAATATAGATAAATAGCGCAAAGCACTCCCTCCGGCGGGAGTGCTTTTATTGTACCCAAAAGGCAGGTGAGGACATGGCGCATATAATAGACGCTGTTAT